CAACTTGCATTGTGTTAATCTGCACTTTCATTATTTGCGTTATAGGTGCAGTTCAGACTATCGCTTCACCCTGTCGGGTGTTCTCTCACTTAGTCGTTCACGCTGGCATTACCCTTGCGCCCTGTTGTCCCCGTCGGGAGTTCCAAGTCAATCAGAGAGAATTCGCACATTGCCCTTTATTTATGCGGCAAGTGCCCCCATTGCGTTAAGGTTATCAAGCATGGTGTAGTTTTGTTTTGCGAAACCCTGATAAGCAGTTTGGATTGCAGACATATCCGTGCCCATCTTATTGGCATTGTCGGACATATCCTGCATAGCCATATCAGCAATCTGGGCAGCTTTAGCGGTATCTCCCTTCAGCGAGCTTAAAAGGCTCGCCGAGAAGCTTGTCACGGTGGACATATAGTCATTAGCCGATACGCCCGCCGTCATATATGCATTTTGTGCATATTGCAAAACTGTGGAGCTTGAATCCTTAAAAAGCGTTTCAACGCCACCGACAAGCTGCTCATAGTCCGCATACGATGCGACCGCCTGTTTAGCTGTGCTTATAACCGCAGCGCTAACCGCAGCGAACGCAGACGCAGCCACTTTACTGGCGCTTTTGATAGCAGATCCAAGGCCAGAGGTAAATTTTCTTCCGGCTGATTTGCCTGCTTGGTCTCCAGCTGGTTCGCTGGCACCCGTAAGCTCTTTGGTTATAGTCTTTTGTGCTCCGGCAAGAGACGGAATTATAGTTACTACCGCTTTTGCGACCTCTACGCCTTCAGCCATCTTTTTCACCTCCCCTTAAAAGGCTTAACCAGTCTTTTGCTTTCATTATCTTTTTGAAAGCGTGTTTCTTTTGCTTCCATGGCCGTGAATACTCTTTCGGTTTCTGAGGTGTACGTTTCGACCCTTTAACGGATACTATCGCCGTTAGCCAAGTAAGCGCGTCATAAATATCCGCGAGAATAACGTTTGTTTTAAAAGTTGTAGACCAATTGGACAGTTCCGGATCAGTTTCAGCCACGATGGCTGAATCCGGCTTTGCAATATGCAAAAAAGAGCCGAGCGCCCTCCACGGAAGAGAGCGCCCGACATCGTCCAACGTGTAACCGGTTTGAGTGAGCAAATCACGCTCAACGGCTTGTTTGTGCGCCTCGACATACTCAGCGAGGCCAATTATTCCCCCAGGCTTTCGCCGTCTCCATCGTTATTGGCTTCCGCCCAGGCGTTGCACAGCTGGTTGTATTCATCGACGGTCATATCATCCAGCACCTCCGCCGGGATATACTTAGAAAACATATGATAGACGTCGTCCTCTGTCTTCATGGCCACAAGTTCCTTGCGTTTCATAGCCTTGGCCAGCGGGACATTATAACGCTTCCCATTGATTTCTACCTGGATATCTTCCACGGCCTGACCGCCGATTTTAACAATTTTCTTAGACATGATTTGTTCACTCCTCTTCATTCTTTAGTTATTACGCGGGGGTGTCCTTGGAGAACTTGAAGCCACCAGTAACCGTGATGTTCCAGATCAGAGCGCCGGTGGGGGTGAGGCCAACCTCGGCGACGTCCGTGACGATGCCATGCGGGCAGGCCCAGATCAGATCATCCTCACCATCCTTGCCATAGAGAACAAAGGATTCTTCCTTGGTCTTCGGGCCATCGGTGGCGTCTACCGTGAAGCCGGTGGCGGTCGTAGTCACGGCATCGCTACCGAAAACGGTTTTCATAGATTCGCCATCGGTGCTGATTACGGGGATCGTCATGGTGCCCTTCTCGGTTTCAACCGTGCGAGCCGTAGTCAGATCCCACAGGCGGATGGCTTCAGTGGACCCGTAGGGAGTCCAGCTGGGGCCGTCCTCGCTAATCACCCCGGCGATCTTCCACGGGGAGGTTTCTCCGACAAGGGCCAGCACGGCAGCGCCGGTCGTGGGCATGGTGTTAGGGGAAGCCGGATCATAGGGCGCATGGAAAAACATTCCGCTGGCGTTTTCATGGCCAATAGCAACGTTAACGTTCATTAGTTATACCTCCATTCAAATAGTCACTTCTTCAAGGTGAGCAACAATAACCAGATGAGAAGAACACATAGCCAAATCTGGCCGGACAGGATCAGCGCCCCAGGAACCAGACGAAGTTACAGAAACGTGGCGAACAGGCGTATCACTGCCACCAGCTTTTGCTTTCAGGATCCCGTTAGCGTTTCGCAGCTGTTCAAGGGCCTCTGCTTCCGTTTCGGCTCGTGAATCAAGCATGATTTCAAAGGTGTCGATTTCGTCCGTATCGCCTCCGCCGATTTGCGTAACCAGTACGCTCGGCACGGCAAAGTCGCTCGGTAGCGGGCGGCAGTATGCTGTCATGTGATCCTTTAACAGTTCCCTGACAGCGTCCTCAACATCGATAGACCTTTTGATCTTCATCCTTTCACCGCCTTACTTAACGCCTTATCCTCCGATTCGGCTATTCTGCTCTGTCTGTCGGTCGTGTAAACGAAACCCATAGCACGTTGACTGCCAAATGCTTTACCCAGGCGAGTGCCGGATTCAAAGCCGGAACCTCCGCGAGTGTTGTTCCCGTTAGCGTTAGCTTTAATCCTGTCTGTCGCCGCTTTCACCTGGGCCATGGTGCCGGATGCACAAAGGATTTCTTCAAAACCTTTGCTTACCCATTCGATTTTCATTTTCTGAGCCATCATCCGCGCCACCTTTCAAGCTCCAGCTGAACGGAACTTACGCGGCCCGTTGGGCTTTTCCAGATACGCGGCTCGCCGTTTATGGTGTAATCGTTCCCGGCAAAGCGGATCCGGTCTCCTGCCTTAACATCCGACCCCGGTGGCAGATAACAAGTGTATCCGTCTGTAACGCCTTGCACCCGCCCATCCTGAGAGAGCATTGTCGATGATGGCTGCATCGAGCAGTCATGAATCACAAGCTGATTCGGATTTCCCCAGTCCGGAATGTCGGAGCCTCTGACCGTCTTAATTGATGGCCTGAGTCTGATAACAGTATCTTTAGCCCATGATGGGAGCATATCAATACACCCCTCTCACGCGGTAAGGCTCTAAAACTTCCTTGTTATCGTCGGCAAGCGCCGTAGCCCTTGAATTATTAATCCAATTCGCAGAATATGTGATCGATACGCCTCCGGCGGTTTCAGACTGTACGCCGGCAGACGATGCCAAAGCATGAGTTACCCGGTGCGCTACCAGTTCCTTAATACCAGGGATACGGTCTTCCGGGAAGCCGGCAGTATAAATTATGGTTACTTTGGTTTTCCGATTCAGATAGCACGCCTGCACGTCAAACACACGAACAATCCCGCTCGGATCTACAAGAAAATCAGTATGCGCTTCGGCACCAATCACTACAGAAGTTACTTCTGTTAGATATGTTGTCGGCAACTGAATCAGGAGATCCGGACCTACGGGTTTGATTCGTCCGTTCCCGTACATAATCGGCTCCGAAAAGGTGCAGACTTCCGACGGCGTAATGTGCCAGCCACAGTAATTCCGGATGGCAGCGCTCGCAGCGGCGATGTTTGGAACCACCCGCCCGTCTCCCATATACTTACCAGCTGTCAGAGCATCCAACTCAATAGGGGTAAGCAATGCCGGGAGAGTATCATCGTCGACTGAATAGCCCCATTGGGTAAACAGGCTCATTTCGACCCCACCTTCCGGGCCTTGTTGGCGGGCTTTGGCGCTTCCTTTTTGGGCGGTTCGACCGCCTTGGCTTTGGCCCCGACCTCGACCGCTCCGGCAGGCTGTTCACCTTCTTCGAACTGGTAAGTTCTGCCGTTGTATTCGTAGATCTTCAGCATGGTTTCACCGCCTTTCAAAAGCAGGGGAGGGTGTTACCCCTCCCCATGATTATCAGGACGCCTTGGTCAGCTTTTTGAAGCCTGCAGGCTTACGAACTGCCAGAGCCAGCCGCTCTTCGGCGCGGATGGTCATCAGGTTCTTAACGAAGTCGTCCTCGTTGGTGTTGACAGCCTCGACGCTCACGCCGCCGTTGGTTACGACAGACGCACAGGTTTTGAACGCGCCGACAACAACGGTGCCGGAGGTGATGGAAGCGGAAACACATACCGGAATGCCCCAGATGTTCGGAACGACCTGCTCGCCGAAGTAGCCGCCGCCATAGTAGCGCTTGTCGCTGTCCTTGCCCACACGCAGGATGTACCAGTCGGCGGGGTTCATGGCGATGGCGTCAGCCGCAAAGCCGGTCTGCGCCTGCACGTCCATGGCAGCCTGCAGGATCGCGTCGGCGATGTCCGTGGCCGTTCCGGTGGCGGCATAGGTGCCGGTCTGGATGCCGGAGGTGCCCAGCAGATCTGTCACCAGCTTGCCCTGCTCAACCAGGCCCAATTCATACAGCAGGCGTCCGTTGATGGCGGAAGCCAGGAACGGATAATCATTGATGTATTCATCAGATTCCTTGATGTGGCAGGCGACCTTGGCCAGGCTCACGGTCTTGGGGGTTGGATCCGCAAAATGGATCTGGGGTTTCTCATTGCCTTCTGCGGTCACCGCAGGAGCGCCCTGGAGCGCACCCTCAACCAGATATACCAGAGTGCTGCCGGAGATCTGCTCCGCGCCGAACAGGTCACGAATCACCAGAGGCGTCCGCGCACCGGTCACGACATTCCGGTCGTATGTGGTCGCAAAACCAACAGCGCCGGCAGGGCTGGTCTGAGTGTCGGTCGCGGCCTTAAAGGCGGGAGCGGACACGTCAAAGCGCTTGCCCACATTCGCAGACTTCACAGCTTCTACAAAGTTTTCACCCAGGGTGCGGGCGGTTTTCTTTTCTTCCATTGGATTATCCTCCTGTTCCTTGTTGCCGATCAGCTTAAGCAGACCAGCTTTCTTCTCCGCTGCTTCAATGGCAGCGGTTTTAGCTTCGATTTCACCGCGGAGCTTTTCACCCTCGGTAATGGCTTCCTGGTCGTCCGCTTCAATGCGGTCTTTCAGGGCGGCCAGATTGGACTTGAGCTGCATCAGCTCTTCTTTCATGGTCATACCTCAAATTCTCCTTTCATAGAGTCGATATATTCCAGAAGGGATTTCTTCGCCGGGTTGCTCTCCTTCAGCTCCTCCGCTGCCGCGTTGGCTTCCAGATCGTCCTCCCCGTCGTCAGGGTCCTCTTCTTCGTCTAAAACGCCCTGTAAAAGCGTGATAGCCTGCCTAATGGCGTCAGCATCCTTCTTGCTGTTGCGCCGTCCGGCCTTGATGTCGATCATCTCCGCCGTATCGTTTGCCGGCACGGTCACGGCACTGATCTCG